AGGTTCTCCCCAAAACGGATTGTCTTCCATTAATATCCTCCATAAGGATCGTTTTCAGGAGTATACTCCTCTTGTTTTTGAAAAAACTCACTCAAACTACTTTGACAATCAGGTGGTTCAGGATCCTTATATCCTTTCATCTTCTTCCACTTATTATGTAGTGCACCCATCATCCATGACTGAGCAAGACTATGGGGTCCATTCTCAAGCAAATCTAACTCATACCTGCTAGAGGTATAACCCTTATATTCTTCTCTCCAATTGGAGTCATCATAAGATTTTTCAGTCATGAAGTAAGACCTTCTTTCTTTAATTTATCATACTTATAACACCCATCAAAACTGAATTGAATCTTAGGTTCATTATTGTAATTAAGAAGCAACAATTCCTTTCTTTCTTGCTGATCCCTCATATATTCACCCACAGACCTTAACGTATAAGTATGGGAATACTCTACTGCTTTCCATCCTTTAAATCTATCCTTAACTAATTGATCAGAATTATAACTAACCATCATGTGAATATTAGAATGCTCGTCGCAATCACTAGCAAACTTATCGTGATCAAATCCTTTATGCATGGATCCCTTACGTCCATAGAGGTTATCTTTAATGTCATAAGGAGGATCAAGGTAAACAAAAAGAGTGTCATGAACGTCATTCTCCATCAAGTATTCATAGGAGTATTGATTAATATGCCAATTAGAAATAAGATTAGAATATTCAGGTAATTTTTCTATTCCTCTCATAGAAAAATTATTATTAGATGCTTGAGCAGAAAATGAAGAACTCTCAGTAAGTCCACTGAATGAGCACTTATTAACAATATAAAATGCTGCTGCTCTTTCTATACAATCTAAACTTGTATTATTAATTACTGACTTTGAATTATTAAAAAGTTCTCTTGCAGAATCTGGTTCTGGATGAGTAGACTTATATTGCTTTATTTTATCTGTTAATTCATTCCCGAATGTTTGTAGCTGAACCCAAAAATTTATAAGAGGTTCATAAAGATCATTGACTGTAATTTTAAGATGAGGATACTTCTTTGTTAGATAAAGTGCTACACTTCCTCCACCCAAAAATGGTTCCCTGAACTCTACGTAATTACGTAGATCGGGAAAATATTGATCCATTTTAGTGACAGCTCTAGACTTACCACCGGGATATCTTAAAGGAGTTTTAAGAGATTTCATCTATATTTTCTAAATTAGCAAGATAAAGTTTAGCATAACACTTAGCCATTAATTTAGCATCTTCTTCAGTAAGGTCCTCTATCACCCTACATACTTTTTCATATTCAAATGTTCTTTCTAAAGAGTAGAGTTCAATTTTATTCAAATAATCCATCACTCTACCTCTACCTATTCCATAAGGATCCATAAGATATATCTTGGGGAAGGAAATCAGAGTGGTACTCGAAAAAGGGTTCAGGATCAGTAGGAACTATCATAGGATGTCTGGGAGTTATATCCTTTTCCAATTCAACTAACACAGTATTAATAATTCTGTCAAAGCTTTTAGACATTCTCCTGTAACCAGATCCCACATACATCTGACCAGCAAATACTGATACAGTTGCAGCGCCCCAGAAAAGATAATACCATCGAGATTTAACTTGGTGTCTTTGCTTCTTTGTCAATTTAGTCATAGTCTATCCGGATGAGAAGTTTGTTCACTAAGTCTTGCGCCGACAGGACCGTCAGCATAGACCTCTAAACGATGGATGTTAATAGAATCCTTTTCAAATATTGTAACATCAACCTTACCATTTTTGCAAGAAACTTTAACTGTCCCATTACAATGCCAATCTTCCGGATCATTATAGAACTTATATACTGGATAAGGATCACGAGTTTGAGCAGATGCAACTACTCTATAAAAATCTTTAGTCATGAGGTTCATATTCAGAAGGAGCGGTATCTTCCCAAGTAGGAGGTTTTTTCTCCCAAGGTTTTGGTTCATTGATATCCAACCATCTTGGAAGATGTTCTTTTATCCATTTAATGATCTTTTTCATCTTTCCCTATTTTATCATATTCTATAACAATTTTCTTCCACTGACTACCAGTATGATCGGAACAAGTCACTACATCAGCTTGAGATCCTAACATAATAGATAACTCTTTAATTCTGTCTACTATATGTTTTTCATTATGAATAGTCATAAAAATTCTCCCGCTAATTCTGCTAATTGAACTATACTAATCAGTTCCAATCCTGCTAATTTCATAGCAGTATTAGCTTCATCATTTGTTTGTCTATCTACTAGAGCCACTACCCGTTCAACTACATAACCAGCATCACGAAGTCGTTTAACTGCAATAATAGCAGATTCTCCCGTCGTAATAACATCCTCTAAAACTGTAATTTTTGTCCCCTCAGGAGGCAACAAACCCTCAATCCATGCTTTAGTGCCATGCCCCTTTGCTTCTTTCCTAACAATCAACCCATTAACCATTCGACTATCTAAAGCAGATACTAAAGAAACTCCACTAACCAAAGGATCAGCACCTAAAGTAAGTCCTGCTACTACCTGAGTATCAACTTCTTTTAGCATTAATAAACTAGATAAAGTAAGTCCTCTTCCACTTAAAGTTACAGGCTTACAATTAACATAATGCTTACTTCTTTTTCCAGAAGACAGAGTAAAATTACCTTCCTTATAAGAATGCTTCTTTAATAATTCTACAAGTTCTTTTTTCATTTTCCTTTTTTAGGTGGATAATATTGAAACCCTGTGGTCTTTTCTTCCAACTCTTTCATTTGAAAGGTAATCATTTTATCCCAAGGTGTATGATGATCCATTAGAACAGCAACCTTATCACCACTAATCCTCTGAACACACCCTTCATATCCATTATAAATGGAACTTTGATTTTTAACAACAACTGTAGATCCTGGTAATATTGTCATTTAAATTCACACTCCACCATAATTTCGGTTAAACAAGCAAGTAAATTTATTTCTTGATCTGCCACGAAGGCAATTTGGTACTGATACTTAGCAATAATAAGAACAGCAGCAGGGACGGAAGGAGGAACCAAGGAAGTTGAAAGAGAATCGTAAATCCTACGTAATAAGACAGCAGGATCATTGTCCAAGTTATTGACACACCATTTACGTACTTCCGGAAAATTCTTCTCCTTGAGATTTTTAATGAGATCATTTGTCTTTACATCACTAAAAGTGGCCAGTATACCACTATCTATCTTCCCTCCTACAGAGTACCTCTGGCACTCATTTAAAACTCTTCTCCAATCTGGAAAATGTTTGTTGATAAGTTCGGCCAAGACCTTCTTGTCAGCCTGGCACCTCTCTTGGTCCAGGATAAAGTTAAGTCTGGAGAAGAAAGAAGCCGCAACCTCTTGTTTTTCTTTCCCACGTATGCCAAACTCGACCACAGCACACCTGGAATGGAGCGGTTCAATAATTTTATTCTTATAGTTGCAGGTGAATATGAATCTGCAATTGTTTGAGAACTCTTCAATGGACGCCCTAAGGAGTAACTGCACATCTGGAGTGGTGTTGTCTGCTTCATCAATGATGATGACCTTATGCTTGGCGTCGGCAGACAACGAGACTGTAGATGCGAAATTCTTTGCATTATTTCTAACGGTATCAAGGAATCTTCCTTCATCAGACCCGTTGATAACATAATAATCAACCCCTAACTGATTACAAAGCGCCTTTGCAACAGTAGTCTTTCCACATCCTGCAGGTCCAGAAAGAAGAAGATTGGGCACTTCTCCTCTATTTAAGAAATCTAAAAAAGTTTTCTTAATTGGTTCTGGAAGGATACATTCTTCAATTGTTTTGGGTCTATATTTTTCAACCCAAAGAAATTCATCCCTCATAATCTAAATTACGTAACCTCCAATAATAAGGAGCAAATGTCCATGTACTCCAATGGGATCCAGGTTTTACCCCTCTTTCTAAGTTTAACTCTTGGAGTAACCCCCATCCATCATCGTTTTTAACTAAAACCTTTACCCATTCTTCTCCAGCATTTAATAATTCAACAGCCTCATCTTGAGCTTCTGTCCAATCAGTAAATTCCTTATCACCTACTTTGTAATGATCAAGTTGTGTATTATCCATTATTCAAAAGTCGAATCTGGTTCTAAAGCAATATAATAAGTTAACTCATAATTTTGAGCAGTAAATCTTGACAAAAGTTTAGAAGAAATTACCACATCATATGATCCGGGAATAATCTTCAAATTCTCTTCCTTAAAGTTAAAAACAAACTGTTTATCTGTCTCACCAACTACAATAGAAAAGTCATTAGAAGTATCATTCTTCTTATCACGTGCTACTAATTTTACCACTCCACCTTCACCAATAGCAGAAATATCAGGTAATTGATATATAGATGCTGCTTTCTTCAACTTCTCTAATTGTTGGCTCGTAAGAGAAAAAGATACATCCTCTGAAGGCAAAGTAATTTCTTTCTCTGGAGGAGAGACTATCACCGAAGGATCAGCAAAGAAGTACTTAGATCGCATCTTTCCTTCCCTAATCACCACATGCTCATCCTTCGCAAAATCCAACTCAGGACTCTGATGCAAAGAAAGACCATTCAAAAATTGATTAAGATCATAGATACCAAAATCTTTTGGTAATTCCTCATCAATCGTTGCCTCTGCAAGAATATTCTTCATTACACTAATAGTACGAAGTTTTCTTCCTTGCTTAAAGAGAATTGATTGATTAATAGAAGAGAAATTTTTAAGAAGAAGAATAGTTTTATCAGAAAGTTTCATAACCACGGGTCGTAATTTCATCGTTTGTGTGTCCACTGAAATAATATAACAGTAGGCAGTAATGCATTGCCTTTAGTATATCACGTTTTGCTTGTCCTTTCTTATCATACCTACTCAAATACTTAAGTGCATTAGAACGACAGAAAGATTCAGCATCACCTACCGAATGAATAAGATCCAGTGTCTGCACATCTGAATTATCATTTGTATAGTGTCCCTGGTAGGTAGAAGAGACATAATCTTTAAGGTCTTTAATACCTTTATCTTCTTGGTATTTCTGATTGGATGGTCCTTTTAGATTTGGTTGAGGTTTAGTACTTAAATTAAGAGTATCTACACCAGCACCTAGAGTAGGATAAGGATCTCCATTAGTAGGATAAGGATCATATCCATCAGCATAATACTTATTATCACGCCATGCAGTACCCCCCAAAGAAATATGATCCTCACCCATTCCACCAGGCAAAACACCTAAATTCAAAGTATCTTGACTAGAACCAGCCGAAAATGGATTTCCAACCAAACTAAATCCATCATCTTTCCACCAGGATTGATCAGATTCTGGTCCACCAGTAAGGGGGTGCAAATCTGATCCAGAAAATCCTTCAAATGCAACAGTATCTGCTGCATGGATTCCATCACCGGTAAAAGAGATAGTATCCTCTCCAGATCCTCCAAAAACTGTTACTTCATCTTTACTCATAATAGGATAATCCTCATCGAGTGTTCCATTAATAATTGAATCAACTAACCACCAAGCCATAATTTACCTCAATCATAACATGTCTTGGGTATGTTGTCCAGGTTCTTCATCCACAGAATGAAGTTGAACTGTAGCATCTACCTTATCATACAACTCAAGAAATGCTTGCTTAGTCTCATCATCAAACCTATTGATGCACACACGAATAGATTTCATCTTATCCCTAAAAATACTATAAGCATGGACAATATGAACTAAACGACGAGTACTAATAATCTCATCAATTCCCCCATCATAAAATGTTTTTCTAATAATGTCACCCCAATCTACGAGTCTCTTACAAAAATCTGTATCAGTTACTCCAAGAGTATCAGCAACTTTTCCTAAAATTTTTATTTCTATAGCAGGTGCGGGATAATCTTGTTCAAAAGTTACTGGGAATCTCTCAAGGAATGCTTCATTTAATACATTAGTACCAATGAACCTACCATCCTCAGATCCTTTTCCTTTAGTATTTGCAGTAGCTACTATATTAAATCCAGCCGCAGGCTGAACAAACTTACCAATCTTCTTGAGAAAAAGTCCTTTACCTTCAAGAATAGATTGTAAGCATAAAATCTTATTAGAGGCGAGATCTACTTCATCTAAAAGGAGGATAGCTCCCCTTTCCAATGCCTCGACAACTGGACCGTTATGCCATACAGTGTTGCCATCAACAAGACGGAACCCACCAATAAGGTCATCTTCGTCGGTTTCAATTGTTATGTTTACCCTAATCAACTCTTTATTTAGTTGAGCACAACATTGTTCCACTGAAAAGGTTTTTCCATTTCCAGAAAGACCTGTAATGAATATAGGATAAAACAACTTAGCTTTAAGGATGGATTTAATGTCATTAAAATTACCAAACTGAACAAAGGTATTATTTTTTTCTGGAATAAGATTTTGTTCTAAATGAGGAATAACTGAAGGAGAATTAAAAGATTTCTCAATATTCTCCACTACTTTACTAGTCACTTCCAAATTCCACTTACCCCTCCCTACTTTAAACTGCTCCAATCTTTTAGTTACTGTTTGATAAGAGATATCATTAGCAGCACAATAACCTCTAATATCTGGAGCAGTAAATTCAGTCCCATAAGTGCTCCTCAAAGCATCAATAATTTGATCATCTGTCATTTTAGCTATGAAAGGCATAGAATAGTTGTTTCAATGAATCCAGTATAAAAGGAAAAATAAAAATTTAACTTCATAATAGACACTATATTAATCGTCTAACACACCAAATCCATAAACTGACTTAAGACTTTTTTATTTAAGGCTTTAGATTTAAGGCTCTTAGAAAAAGCACTTTTAATTTTAGATTTAGAAGCATCTTCATCCACATCAAAAGAATCATCATTATAAAGAGAAGAAGAATTTATAGCAAAATAAGAATGATATCCACTATTACTAATGGCATAAGACCTCTCTTTTTTAATTTTTCTCATCTGAGGTTCTTCCATACTAGGTTCATACCTACGAATAAATTGTTTAAAATCTTTACTCAACAGTAAACGGATACCAATAAAATTAGTATCTACAAAAGTTTGTCTAAGATCTTTTAAAAGAATTTCAGTAAATTCCCAATATTGATATCCCACCTGATAAGTACACCCAGTCTGACGATTACGAATATAACTACATCTAGGACGTATTTTACGACACCCCATAAAAGGTTCATGCTCCCAATTTCGTTGCACCATCTTATGGTAAGGAAGAGGATTTGTCTCCCCATCAGTGAGAATAATACTTTGAACCTTTTGAAGTTTATTTTCTTTTTTAAATTGAGGAATAATCTGATGTAAAGAGATTAAAGCTTCATTTAATGGAGTTCCACTCAACATAAATTGACCTGGAATAGTATATTCTACTGCACTATTAAAGGAAAGGATAACTCTCCACAAAGACTTCATCTGTTTCTCTAAAACATTCCTACTTACCTTACTAGTAAAAAGATTCATTAATGAAAAATCTTCATTAACAACTATTTTATACTCCTCTTTATCCATACGAGGGAGGGGAAGTTGATCATGATACTTCCATTGACTATAATTATTAGTAAAAGCATAAACTTCAAAAGGAATTTGAACCTTACTACAAAACCAAACAAGATTATACAATTGCTTAATAGTATCTTCCATTATAGGGAACATCGACCCCGACCAATCTAACATAAAAATCAATCCATGATTTTTACCATCAGGAAGTATAGTTACTTTTTTAAAAATATCCTCATTAAATTTATAGGTATGAAGTTTAGAACAATCCAATACCCCCACACGAGAAGTAGCAGATCTTGCATATGAATCTGCTGCTTTTTTAGACTCGAATTCCTTTACAAGATAACTAACTTCTTTCTTTGCAGAATTCTTAAATTTTTCATATTCCAAATCAGCAAAAGTGAAATCTGCTTCTAATTGTTGATCCCAACTCTCTTCTAATGAATTATAAATTTCAGAATTAGATGCAATTAAATTTTCCAACTTAACTTGAGGAATCTCGAGATATACGTTTTCAACTGTATCTAACAAATCATTAAGTTCTTGAGACCCTTCAGTAAAAGCTGTATCGGTAAGAACTTGAGGTTCCTCTTCAATTATAGCAGGTTGTATATCTGGTATAGATACCTCTTCTTCCTCACCTCCCTCATCAAAAAAGTCTTCTTCAAATTTTTTATCATCCTCCTTTATATCAGGAGAAATATCTTTATCTTCAATATTAGTATTAGTTAAAATATCAGATTGTTTTATTTGGTGCTTACAATAATCATAAAGAACTTTAGATGCATGTAAAGTATCCTCAAAAGTTTCACACCTCTCAATTAAAGTGATAATCGATTCTTCACCAGGGTAAAAATCCAAATCAACGAAGTTACCCACCTTGAAATATAAATTAGCCCTATCAGCAAGATTAAAGGCAGTAAGATCTTCATCAATAATGTCAAAGAAATCATTGTCATTGAGCTCCCTATATCCATAATAAAAAGTCTTAGATATACCAGGATATTTACGTTTCATCAATTTCTCAATCCGAGCATCCTCAACTACATTAATGAATTGTTGAGGAACCTCAAAATCCCACTCATTAGGAGTAAAAAGAGCATGACCAACCTCATGCCCAACTAACATATCATAAACTATATTAGTTGCCTTTTTCCATAAAGGTAAAGTAAGAACCCTGGTTTCAATATTGAATTGCGCCGTATCTACATTCTTATGTTCTACTACTAAATCTTCAGTAGCCAAAAGTTTGGCAAGTTGAGACTTGATTTCGTAATTAATCATATAAAAATGCTTTACTCATCTATCATACAAAAAAACCTCCTCAATGGAGGAGGTAGTGGACACTTTTTTAAGCGGGTCTTGCTCCCAATCCTTTTGTTATGGGGTTGGGTTTTGTCTTAGGTCTTAAAGGAGTTATATTAGGTTTCTTAGCATCAGATTGTGTTGGTGGCTTCTTTCTCTCTTTACCAAGAAGAAGCTTAGATAAACCTATAGAAGGTCTTTTCTTAAATGGGGCCTTAGATCCACCAACAGTCCCAGATGTTGCTTGACGCATTCCAGCAGTTCTGGCTTTATGAGCTGATACAGCTGTCTGTTGAGAATCTTCTGCAAACTGAGAAAAAGTTTTCATCTTACCCAATATCCTATTTTTATTTATCTAAACGAACCAATCCCCTCCTTTTCATCAGAGGGGATTTTGGTAAGTGATGCTCCGGAGTAAGAGTTTACTTTAATCTACCGTTAAAATGTGTCTACAGAATCTCCTTGCTTGATGGTCTATAATACCACATTCCGAAATGCACTGGAAGTATTCGGATACTTGGTCGTATTTTTCATCCAACGTGTTTTTTTCATCCCACTTCCAGCTTGCAAGCTCATTATGTGATACCAGGTTGCTCATGATAACCTCCATTCACTATATGCTTATTTAGTCAGGAAATGCTCATAATTCAATTTTATTTAACAAAAATTATTGCCTACGAGATTATACCTAAATACTCTTTTTAAACTGTGAGGGAAGGAGTCGAACCTTCAAGTCCCGCCAGGAACATCAGGGAAACAGCCTGACACGTTTACCAATTTCGTCACCTCACACTGAAAGCCCTAGGATAGGGCTGACATTAATCGTTGCATACCGATTCCTCCACCACTTCTAGGAAAGAAGTCGAACTCTAAGAACTCATCTAGTTCTTTCTCCACTCTTTCCTTACCAAATAACTTGTAAAGTAGATCAGCATATTGCCCATCAGAAATAGTATGGAATGTTTCACGCATTTGTTCTTTATCAGTGCTACGTTCCGCACTACCAATGGTTTCCATACCACCTAAGATTACATCAATCTTCTTACTAGTATCATCATTATTCCTTGCCATATTCCAGAAAGGAGAAGTAAACTCAGGAAAATCAGTAATCATACCAGAACCAATTGATCTTTCATGTTCATGATCAAGTTCTTTTGCATTGAACTTATTAGTCCAATCATCATAAGTTTCAATATCCAATTCAGGTAAACCAAGATATTCACACAATTCAATCTCCATTTGTTTAAGTTCTTCCACACCTCCTTTCATTTCAAACTCAAACATTGGAAAGATAGTTTCATGTCTTCCTTCTACAGGATTGGGTTCCTGCCTATATGAGGTGGAGACACAAAAAAATCCTTCTACTGAAGGATTAGAAAGGAGTTCATATTCCAACCACATTTGTCCAGTCTGTGGTAGTGGCCAAACCTGGCCATTATATTCGTAGGTTGCTACAGTTTCTGGATCTTCACATGCAGCAAGGATACTTAAACGATTCTGTG